GTTTACTATTCAGTAAAGGAGTCCATAGACAAACTTGTAGATGCACTTAAGTATGTCGTTAGGTATAACTCATAAATGGCTAGAGAAATTGTAAAGAACCTTAAATTTAAAAAGCACACAGGGAAATTTTTTGACCCCGAGTTGTTTGCTCAACTTCTTGATGAGTCATATAGGAATACAAAACGTGCAGATGGGTCAATGACTAAGAAGTCGTTTAGTCCGAGCTCATTGGGCTACGGTCACGGCAAGTGCCCTAGATACTGGTACATGGCATTTTCTGGAGCAGTTTTTATTGATGATAACGATGCAGTTGCAGTTGCTAACATGGCGCAGGGAACTCAGGCGCATGAAAGATTGCAGAAACTTATTTCTACTATGCCAGAGTGGAGAGCGGAAGAAGAAGAAATTATTAGTGAGTACCCACCAATCAGAGGCTTCATAGATCTTATTATGGAGTATGATGGCGAGACAGTAATTGGTGAAATTAAAACGGCTAAGCAAGAGGTTTGGGATACTAGACAATCGGAGATGAAGCCTACAGAAAATCATATGCTACAACTCTTGACCTATATGAAATTAAAGAAGGCCAAGGAGGGATTCTTCCTATATGAGAATAAGAATACCCAAGAGATTCTGGTCATTCCAATTTCTATGAACGAAAAGAATACAAGGATTATCGAGGAGACATTTGCTTGGCTATGCGAAGTTTGGGATAACTTTAAAGACGGAGATCTTCCTAAGAGACCAGAAGGTGCAACTAAATCAAAGATGCCTTGTACTTACTGCCCAGTTAAGAAAGAGTGTTACGCAAAGGGTGGTCCAGTAGGAACTGTTGAAATTGATTTGTTCTCGGTATCCAATACATGATCTGTGCCAACTCTGAATGTAAAAAAGACTTTGTGCCTAAGACACACAATCAGAAATACTGTACAGATGAGTGTTGCCGTGTTGCAACTAATAGAAGAATCATGGAAAAGTATTATGAGAAGAAGGCAATTAGAAATGGTGCTGCAAGGCCTTGCTCTAAATGTAAGTCACAGTTAAGTAGATATAATAACTCTGACTTTTGCTCAACATGCGAGAAGACTATCAATGCAGATCTAAAGAATAAGTTATTTAGGATGATCGATGACATTAGCTAGTTTAAAGAAGACACAGGCTAATAGAGTATTGGGTATAGATGCCTCTACTAACTCTATTGCTTTTTGCTTGATGGAGAACGATGTTCCATTAAAGTGGGGCAAGATTAACTTGTCAGGCGAGGATATATATGATAAGATTCATAATGCAAAAGTCAAAATGGCTTTAATGCTAGATGAACTTAAGTCAGATTATATTGTTGTTGAAGGTGCAGTATTTGTAAAGTCTGCAGATGCTGTAATTAAACTATCATATGTTTATGGAGTTGTTATTGCAGAACTAATGTCTACAGGAGCAAAGGTTATTACAATAGCCCCGTCCTCTTGGCAGGCATACATAGGCAACAAGAACCCTACAAAAGAAGAGAAGGCGGCTATTAGATTTAAGAATCCAGGTTACGCAGACTCTTGGTATCAGAATCAATTACGTAATATGCGTAAGCAAAGAACGGTTGACTACTTTAACAAGAAGTATAATTTATCATTGACAGATTTTGATGTTGCAGATTCATTTGGTATCGCACATTACTCTAATAGTATATTGACGGAACGATGAAGCTATATCAAAGTAAAGATTGGCTACATAGAAGATATGTAGTACAGAAGAAAACGGTAACTGAAATTGCCGAAGAGTGCAAAGTCTCTGCTATGACCATACAGAGATACCTAGAACAGTTCCAATTAATTAGGAGGCGGTAATGCTAAGACCAGTATTTCCAGATGTAAAGAATTTTAATTGTAGTGACTTATATCTTCAGTCTACGGGTGCCCCAGCAGGTAATAAGATCTGGGGAGCATGCCATGAGATTGCACACATGTTAATTGAAAAAAATATATCATATGGCAACTCAGCATTAGATCCAATTAGAATATTTTCAACGGCGGATTCAACAGAACAATTAAAAGTTCGTATTGATGATAAGTTAAATAGGGTAAAGAATAACCAAGGCTTTGCTGGAGACAACGATATTGACGATTTAATTGGATATTTAGTCCTATATAAGATTGCTAGGGCTAATTCTGATTGACATTTTAGTCGACTGAAAGTATACTGTATTAATGAGCGAAATAGAATTGTCAGATCATTTTGACAGAATGAACAGGGTTGTCGAAGAACTTCTAAAAGGAAGCACACCCACACAGATTGCCACCACTACAGGAATACAGCGCAAAGAGGTCGTTGAGCTAATCGATGACTGGAAAGACGTTGTCCATAATGATAACAACATCAGAGATCGTGCCCGAGAGGCTATCTCAGGGGCGGATCAACACTATGCCATGCTTATCAAAGAGGCGTGGAAGACTGTAGAAGATGCAGATCAATCTGGCCAACTTGGAATAAAGTCTGGCGCATTAAAGCTTATTGCAGACATAGAGACTAAAAGAATTGCAATGCTTCAATCAATCGGCGTACTTGAGAATAATGAAATTGCATCACAGATTGCAGAGACAGAACGCAAACAAGATCTTCTTGTTAAAATTTTAAAAGAGACTACATCAACATGTCCTAAGTGTAAGATGGAAGTTGCAAAGAGATTGTCCCAAATAACTGGAATAATTGAGTCAGTCCCAGTAGAGGAAGCCGATGTCGTTTGATTTCAGTGACCTTATCGACATGCTTGACGGAGAGGAATTCGATGAAAAACCAGTCGATCTTAAAACGTTTGTTAGAAGTCCAGAATACCTTGGGCTTCCAGAACTTTCCGACTACCAGTATACGCTTATCGAAAAGAGTTCGCAGATCTATAAAGAATCAACACTCATCAAATTATTTGGAGAAGAAGAAGGAAGAGTAAGATTTAAGCAAACTGCAAATGAAGTAGTTGCTCAGCTAGGAAAAGGTTCGGGCAAAGATTACTGCTCTACTATTGCAACTTCATATATAGTATATTTACTATTGTGCTTAAAGGATCCAGCCACATATTACGGAAAGCCTCCAGGGGATAGCATTGATATTATTAACATTGCTATTAACTCACAGCAGGCAAGCAACGTATTCTTTAAAGGATTTAAAACAAGAATTGAAAAGTCACCTTGGTTTGCTGGTAAGTATACCGACAAGGCCTCGGAAGTTAAGTTTGATAAAGCAATAACAGTACACTCTGGTCACTCTGAGCGTGAAGCTTGGGAAGGATATAACGTTATCGTTGTTATTCTTGACGAGATCTCTGGCTTTGCAATTGAAAACACAACAGGCCATGACCAAGCAAAAACAGGTGCGGCGATATATGATATGTACCGTGCATCGGTAGACTCTCGATTCCCAGACTTTGGTAAGGTTATTCTCCTATCGTTTCCTAGATATAAAAACGACTATATCCAACAGAGATACAACGCTGTTGTTGCAGAGGTAGAAACGGTAGTCCGTGATCATCAATTTAAAATGGATGAAGACCTTCCAGACGGAACGCAAGGTAATGAGTTTGAGATTCAATGGGAAGAGGATCACATAGTTTCATACAAGATTCCAAGGGTCTATGCATTAAGAAGGCCAACGTGGGAAGTTAATCCCGTAAGAAAGATTGATGACTTTAAGGTTGCCTTCTTTACAAATCCACAGGATGCTTTGTCACGTTTTGCTTGCATGCCACCAGATGCTATAGACGCATTCTTTAAATCAAAAGAAAAAGTTGAGAAAGCATTTAACAAAGCACACCTAGCTGTAGATAACTTTGGCAGACTAGAGGAATGGTTTTTACCAGATCCAGACAAAGAATATTTTATACACGTTGACCTTGCTCAAAAGCATGACCATTGTGCAGTTGCAATGGCACACGTAAACAGATGGGTTAATGTAAAAGTAACAGACACCTATTCTCAACCAGCACCAATTGTTGAGATAGATGCCGTTAGATTCTGGACCCCAACAAAAGATAAGTCTGTAGACTTTACGGAAGTTAAAGACTATATTCTTTCATTAAAAACACGAGGGTTTAAGATTCGTGTATGTACCTTTGACAGATGGAATTCACATGATATGATGCAACAACTAAAACAATACGGCATCAATACAGAAATTCTGTCTGTCGCTAAAAAGCATTATGATGATATGGCAATGATTGTGGCCGAAGAAAGAGTCGTTGGTCCACACATACCTTTGTTAATTGATGAGCTATTACAATTAAGAATTATGAGAGACCGAGTAGACCACCCAAGAAAGGGATCTAAAGACTTGGCGGATGCTGTATGCGGAGCAATTTATAACTCAATAAGTAGAAGTAAGTTTGATACAAATGAGGAAGTAAACATTCATACCTACGACTCAATGAGTTACGACAATGACTTTGGCACAGAGGCAGACGGAGAAACAAGTTCCTATAATATGATTAGGGCTCCGAGAATGCCAGAAAACTTAAAAGACGCAATGGACAGGATGCAAATAATATGAGCACGTATCAAGAAAAAGCAAAAGAATGTAAGTGTTGCGGCAAACATGTCCCACTTCCGACTGTATTAAAAGAATATAATGGAACAGTTCTTTGTCCCACTACATTCTCTAATGTAATTGAATATAAAAGAATATGGAAACTCGCTGGCCACAGGCCGATGGGCAATATAAGAAAACATTTTTCAGAATATGTACAGCAGATAGTAGAAGAAACTATTGACAAAAATGAAGACGGCACGTTATAATAGACACCTAAGCAAAATTAGCTTAGTTGGTTAAAGCCCCGAACTCATAATTCGGTAATCGTAGGTTCAAGTCCTACATGTTGCACAGGGAGACTAAATGAATGAAGAAGAGCACGATGCAAGGATTGCTTACTATTTAGAAATAGGTGCAATAAGTTTTGAGGGCGTTGACGAAAGCGGCGAGATAATTTATTCAATTAGCGATAAAGCAAAAGATTTAGCACCAGAGTTGTGGCAATCTCACATAGAGTATGTAGACAAGTCACTCATTGAGTTGTACGAGCAAGGAATGGTAGAAATTGAATACAATGAAAAATTAGAAGCTACTATTCATTTAACTCCAGAAGGACATAAAGTTGCAAAAGAAAAAGGGTTAATTGAAATGGATCTAAATCAAGATATCCCTAACGATTAGAATAGGCCTTCGTAGCTCAGGGGATAGAGCAGGACTCTTCTAAGGTCTTGGTCGCAGGTTCGATTCCTGCCGACGGCACATGCGGATGTTGCATATTGGTAGTGCCTCTGCCTTCCAAGCAGAAGGGGTCAGTTCGATTCTGATCATCCGCTCAAATAAAAAAATGCTATACTATAAACAAGTCAACTACAATAAGGAGAAATAAAATGGCAGAAACAACACACCCGCTAGCCGCAAAGGTTATAGCAGCAGCAAAGAAATATGCTGATGAGGGATATGCAGAAGGACCAAATAACGATACAGTTTTTGGAAAGCGATACGGAATGAATCACCAACCCTGGTGTGCAATGTTCGTTTCAGGATGCTTTGATGATGCAGGCCTAGTTCACCTAGTTGCCGCTTCAACAAAGAAAGGCTTTGCATCATGCGATGTAGGAGCACAGTGGTTTGCAAAGAACAAGAGAATTGTTCCAATTGGGCAAGCACAAGCAGGAGATGTAGTATTCTTTAACTTTGACAAGAAGCCAACAGACACAGAGCACGTTGGAATTGTTGTAAAGAATGATGGAAAGAATTTGCATTGCTACGAAGGAAACACTTCAGGAAACTCAAAGGGATCACAAGCAAACGGAGATGGCGTATTTCTTAAGAAGAGAGCGTATAGCCTAGTAATGTCAGTTGCTCGCCCAGATTGGGATGCACCAGCACCAAAAGCTGCACCCACAAAGAAGGCGGCCCCTGTAAAGAAGGCGGCAGTAAAGAAGAAGTAATGTACGAATACCATGTTAAGAAAGTAACTAACGTAGTAGACGGAGATACAATAGACGTAGATATTGATCTAGGTTTTGACATATCATTTAGTTCAAGAGTTAGACTGGCTGGAATTGATACTCCAGAAAGCAGAACAACTAATAAAGCCGAAAAGGTTTTAGGACTTGAAGCTAAAGAGTATGTAAAGTCTAAGATTAAAGACGCTAAAGATGTTGTCATTAAGACAGAGAAAATGGACTC